GGCGGAAATCGGCGTGGACGCCGTGGATGAGGGCGTTGGCAAAGAGCTTCGGGATTCGGACTCGTTGCCAAGTAAGCGAAGGAATCGTTCCCACGCCTGACGGATTCGTACCATTGTAGACATAAAAATCACCCTGCACGGCAAAACCGGGCACAGGGACAAGAGAGCCGGAGCTGGAGCCTTCGTCGTAATAGACTTGAGCGCCCGTACTGTAGCTCTGGGCGGCGTCGTAGGCGGCACCAAACAGCCTAGGGGCGTCCATCCTAAATTCGACCCAGACTTCGCTGTCATGGTCGGTCCTCAGGAAGACGTCGTCTCCGATGATGTCGAAGTCCTTCTGGACGGCGTTGACCGCGACAGGGTCCCTGTTCCAGACGGCGATTACTTGGTCGTTGCCGGAGGGAAGGGTAATCTTGCGACGCTGGTCAACGTCCGTGGTCTGGCACTTGGCGTAGTACTTGAGGTCGGTCCACTCGTTCGACTCCCAGATGGACCTGAGACGCATCGAAGCGAAATCCCTGACCATGGCGAACCTGTCAGGAGTGGTCAGGTTTCTGTCCAGACCGCAGATTTGTAGGCTGGCATGGAGGATGTCGCTGAAATAGGCCGAACGCATTAAGAAAGGGAACGGCCGAAGCCGTCTACTAGCAAGGTGGTTTTCTCCGCTTTGGAGTTTACCCTGCACTCCGGGTTGTCCCTGAGGAAACCCTTCATGAAATTGTCGTCACGCCAACAGGCGTATCCGAGTCTCTGTCCCCAGTAATGGTAGGACTCCTCAGGGATACGCGCTGTCAGCTGGCCCAGACCTTCAACGTGACGATGTTGAAGCTGATTCAGTTGGCCCAAAGCCTTTTTAGTGGCCTCGGCTTGAGCCTTACGGAGGTTCCACCCGGTACGAAACTCCTCCAGCATGCTGGGAAGGAGCTCGTCCGGGATGGATTCATGGATGGACTGAATACCAGCCATGCCTCTGTTGGTTACGACAGGTTAGCCCTGTAGTCGAACATGCCGAAGGTCAGGGGGCTGTGGCAGAGCAGAGCCGCCATGGCCTCCATCATGCGACGAGGACCGCCGCCGTTTTCGGTGAGTTCGCGAACCTGAGCGATGTTGCCGCCGTAGCGGACTTCGAGGTAATCCCACGGGATGACGAAGCCCTTGCACTTGGCGTTTTCGGCATGCAGGTTGGCACGGACCTTGGCCAGAGCGGCCGCGGCGTTCCTGTCAGCGGCGGACGCAGAAGCGGCGGCGATGACGAGGTTGTTCGCGGTGAGGGCACCCTGCTGGGCGGCGGTCATCGTAACCTTGGCGGCTTCGAGACCAGCGGCGCCGACAGTAATGACGCCAGCGGTGTTGCCGTCGCCAGTCTGAGCCTTGACTCGGTTGGCTTCGGACGACGTGCGGCCGTCATAGAGCTTGAACTTCTGGACGCCACCTTCGGTGTATTCCTCGATGGTGTAGGGGTTGACGCCAGCGTGGAGGAACTGGGTCGGGATGAGCGCGAGCTTGCCGAAGTCGCCCTCGAAGTAATCGACGGACGCCTTGATGGTGTCGGCGTTGGCGTCGCGGGTCGAGCGGATGCCAGACTGGGCGGGGGAGCCAGCGGGGGCACGGGTCGTGTAGACGAGCTCCGTGAACTGACGCTTGAGCTTCGTGCCGACGACAGCCTCATGGTTCTTGAACTGGCCAGTCTGCTCATAGACCGAGGTCATGAGGTCCTGAACAGTATTCTCGTTCAGGGTGTCGCAGAGCGCTCCCGTGCCGATGATGGACGACTCGGGGGTGACGAAGTTCTCGTCGATGGGGCGGATGGACTGGTTCTGGACGCCGTACTTGTCGGCGTTCGTGGTGGCAATAGCCCTGTCCTTCTTAATCCACGACGTGAGGCATCGGGTGCGGTAGGGGGTGGTGCCATCGTCGAGCGCGGGCATGATGTCCGAGGTGAAGGTAATCTCCATCGAACGCTTGAGGTCGATGGTGGCCTTCGCCAGCTGACGGGAGAGTTCGTCCTTAACACCGGCGATGTTGAGGATGTCCTGCGTCAGGTTGGACACGTGCACGGCACGGCGGAACAGGTGGATGTTGTTTTCAACTTCCGTCCTGTAGCCGATGGTGTACTGCTTGAAATCCGAGTTGGTGCTCGGGTTGGTCGGGTCAACGTCCTTGCCGTCAAGGATGCCGAGCTCCACGGAGGGGTCCGGGTTGCGGTCCACCTGCCAGCGGAAGGTGGTGTTACCCGGCTTGGAGCCGCGGCGAGCCATCGAGGAGATGGGGCACTCCTTGGCATCGACGTTGGTGATGAGGTCCGAGAGCTCCTCGCGGATACCGACTCGGGCGCCCTGAAGCGGACGCTGATTCTGGAACTGGGACTCGAATAGGGAGGCCATGATGATGATGATTAGGTCTCAGATGAACTTGTTTCGGAACACGTCAGAGAGGTCATCGAGGGAGGAGGTCTGCCTGTACCTGCTTTCCGCGAGCTTTGCTTTGACCGCATCGGGCTTTTTGGCCGAGGCGGGCGGGGCGTAAGACGTGGTCGGCTGAACAGGAACTCGCTGGCTGACACCACCATTGGCGGCTTTCTTCTGGCTCTGGTATGAGGCCATGCCTGAAGCGAGGTGTGCGGCGTAGATTTCGTAGTCAGGGTATTTCTTGATTTCAGGGACGGAGTCCACGAACCTATTGGCCATGATGGTCCTAGGGTCGGTCTTGTCCTTGAGCCAAGGGAATTCCTTGCGAGCCGCGGCCTTGAAAGCCTTCGACTTCTCGACGTAATCCATCTGCTTGGGCAGGTAGTCTTCCATGGCACGGATTGCGTTGACCTTCGCCTTCGCAATCGATTCCTTGTCAACCGGGTCCTGTCCGTCCTCGTAGTAGCCATCGGGGTATCGCTCGCAGAACAGTCGGATTTCCTTTTGCCTCTCGTACTCGGCCTGAATTTTCTCCTCGTCGTCAAACGCGCTGAATGGATTGTTGGCGTTGGCGGTGGGAGCGGCCTTGGAACGCTTGAGAGCCTCCAGTTCTTCCTCCAGTTTCTGAGCTCGTTCCTCTGCTTCCTTTCGCAGGGCAGTAAGCTTGGAGATTCGCTTGTCCACGCCCTTGGGCTGGGGTCGCGATTCCTCATACTGCTCTGTCGATTCTTCTTCCGTATTCTCGGCTTCGACTTCAGACGCATCTGAAACGTCTTCGTCAGCCGCTTCCCCTGTTTCATCGGTCTGGGGTTCCGATTCCTGCGAGCCGTCCGCAAGAGCCCTTCCAAAGAATTGGGAGAGCTTTTCATCATCAGCGAGGTCGGCACGCTCGCTTGGTTGGGCCATGAGCTGATTAGCCTCGGGCTCAAGTCCGAGGGGTTCGGTGTTATCCGGATTATTAGGGTCCATAGTCAGCGTTGCTTAGCACGCAGAAGTAGTCGAAAGGTTGTTCGTTGGTGTCAGGACACAAGCCACATCAGGTGCGCGAATCGGTTTGATTCGGATTGGATGGCTTTTCCCTCAGGCTTACCTTGAGCATGTAGTCTCGGTTGGCCTGAAAAAGCCTCAGCATGTCGTTAAAAGCCGAGACCCTGCCAGAAGCATGGGCCCTAGCCTCTCCGGTTGTCTGAGGAAGCATCAGGGTGACAAGGTCGTTCTGGAAATTCTCATCGGTGATGATGAGAACGGCCTTGTACAGCTCCTCGGCGTCCTTGTTGACGAATCCGAACGCCTTTGTGTTAGGGTCGATGTTGTCCATGGGTTAAATCATGCCCATGCCTTGAAGCGGGCTGGGGACGCCGCCGCCCTGCGGGGCCTGCATCGGCTGTTGTTCCTGCTCGGCCTGAGCCTCGCCGACCTCCTCCTGAATCTGCTCGGAGGCGGGAGAGACGCCGATTCGGCCGATTTCCTTGTTCTTCTGCTGTTCGACGGACATCTGCAGGTTCTTGGTGTAGTTTTCCAGCAGAATCTGGAAGATGCGGTCAGATTGCGCGGCGGTGGCGGCTTTCGGATTCTTTTGAAGGATTTCCTGCAGGTAGGACATCTTGGACTCGGCCGACGGGTCGTTTTCGACGTACAGGGCTTCGTTGCCAAGCATCATCAAGGCGACGTCGTTCATGACATCCTTGTACATCTTCTGCGAAGCGGTGGTCTGGTCGATGACAAGCTCCCTAGCGGCGTCCGGCGAGATGGCTTCGATGACGAGCTTGACGAGCTTGTTCCTGTCGATGACGCCGCCTGTGTCCAGCGGGACGACAGTCTCGACGATTGCCTTCAGTTTCTCCATGACGAATTCCGGGTCCGTGTCTCGGACGTCGAAACGCACGTTGAAATCATACTGGCTGTGGATGTCGGACATGTTCTGCTTCAGCGGAGCACCCGTGATGCGTGTGACTTCCTCCTCTGGCATGAACTGCAGGCACAAGGAGAACAGTTGCTTGTAGGCCTGAGTCCAGAAGCCGAGCCAGTTGTTGACCTGAAGCTGTTGGAGCATCCTGACCTTGTTCGGGTCGATGGTTTCTCCCACGATGAAGCCGTAGAAATTGCCAAGGTTCGTCTCAATCTGCTGGATGACGCTGATAGCCAGCTCCGCCTTGCCCTGCGGAGGCTCCATAAACGTGTAATCGTCCTTGTTTGAGACTGGGAGGACCTGACCGGGAGCGATTCTGTTCAGCGCACCGACCCTCTTGACCACCTTGACGGCTGGCATGATTTCAAGGGCGACGCGGTCCCTGAAGGAGTCGTGCATCGCCTTGACTTCATCCTGCTCGGTCTTGGAGATTTCCGGGATGCCGCGGCTTTCCGTGACCTGACGTCGGGTCATCTCGAACCTGATGGACACGAACGGATACTCTCCGTGGGCGTAGTTGAGCAGTTCCTGAAGGGCGTAGTGCTCGCTACCGACGTGAGGGGAGAAGACTGTGTAGTAGATAGCGGGTACGCCGGTCTCGTCAATCTGCCTGTAGTAAGCCCACACGACCTCGATGAGGTTGTCGCCACGCTGGATGTTCGAGTTGAGCATCGTGGTGGTCGGAACGAGGTTAGGGTCGTTGAAGTAGAAATGGTTGCCCATCGTCTTCGCCGCGGCCTCGATGAACTCGGGATTCCAGCCGGCGTTTTGGGCCATGGAGCGGAGCTCGACTTCGGTCATGTACTGCCTGCGGAAGATGACGCGGGCCTGCTGGAGGTCGGCCGTCTCAGGAGGGAAGCACACCTCGTCGTATGGCTTGAGTGCGGTGACCTTAGGCAGGTTCTTCTGGACGTAGATTTCTTCCAGCTCACCCTGACCTTCTTCGCGCATCTTCTTCACGAACTTCCTTAGGTCCTTGGACTTCATCATCGGGAACTTCTCCTTGATTAGTTCGATGGCGAAGTCCTCCTTGTCGGGGTTCATGATGGCACCGATGAGCTTGGAAGTCTCTCCTCCGCCCATCTGCTGTTCCTGCTCCTGCACGGCGTAGAGCTCGTCCATGGTCATGGACTGCTTACGGATGCCGAGCTGTCGGTCCCAAGTAATCTGGGTGATGGCCCAGCCGTAGGTGAGCATGTAATCGGCCGTGAGCTCAGCCTCACGTTGTACTTCCGACCTGAGCTTGGTCTCGATGAGCCACCTCATCAGGTTGGTCGCGCTGGAAGCGGCCATGGTGTCGCCGACCTCGGTGCCTCCGACCTTGAGCGTGGAGGAATTGTAGGCCGTCATCAGCATGGCCTTCTGGTCACGGATGAGCCTATCGACGAGTCGGACACGGACATCGGACGCACCCTCGAACGGGAAGGCAGGGTCGCCCTCAGGGCGGGCCCAGCTGTGCTTCTTGCCGTCGTCGGTCTGGCCGGGCCAGCGGGCGTAGCGGACGTCGTCGGCCCAAGACATCTTGGAGACCATCGTGCCGTGGTACGCGGAACGCTCGTACTCCTCGAGGAGCACTTTGATGTCCGGCTTCCTCTCATGATAGACGAGAGGGTCGCGGAGGTACTTGTTGTCTTTAAGCCTGTTGCTCATTCTTGGGAGGAGTAGAGTTTACTTTGAGGAAATTTTCGATGTCGTCTCGGTAGAACATGTGCTGTTTGCCGACAGTCGTGAAGACTCGGAGGGCTTTTTGCCTGCGGAGGCGGATGAGGGTGGTCTTGGACAGTCCGTAGTGCTCCGCGGCCTCGGCAAGCCTGAGCAGGGGTGGGATTTTGTTGTTCATGTCAGTAAGAGCCTCCCCCGATTGCCTTGTACGAATCGCTACCGCCGTAGTCGGGTTGCATGACGGCGATGTAGCGTAGGGCGTCGATTGGGTCCTTGGACGCACCTTTCTCGTTATCCAGACCTGTCCACTCGCGCAGGCACCACATCAGGTTGTGGCACTCCTCGGAGATGAACAGCTTGGGCTGGTTGATTGCGGAAATTTCTTGGTTCTGGTCGTAGGCGAACCAGTCATTGATGATGGAGATGCCTTCCTCCAGCCTGAGTCCTGCGGCTGGGGTGAAATACATGGGGCACGGCTCCTCGTCCAGAAGCTGAAGGAGGGTCGTACCGCCCTCCTTGTTGATGACCGGAGAGCCAGCGGCCCTAGGGTCGATGTACCTTTCGGTGATTTCTTCGCCGTCTTCCAGCGTCAGGATGTGCTCCTTGATTTCGGTCAGCCCCATGCCAGCTCCCTGCTTCTGTGCGGGACCGGGACGTCCGTCTGGCTTCTCGGAGGGCAACGCCCACTCTCCCATGGTGATGTCTGGCCACTCCCTGTAGACGAACTTGTTGCCTTGCTCGTCGATGCGTAGCCACACCATGAACCAGTTTCGGGACCCGGCAGGGTCAACCGCCATGTAGTTGGTGCCTTCCTGAGGAATCTGGTCGGCGGGGATGATGTTCGCTTCCCCGAATCTCGGGAATTGGGAGCCAGCAAGGGATTCGGCCCATCCGTAGGCACGAATCTTGATTTCGTACGGCCCGCGTCCACGCAATGCTAGCTTGATTTGCTCGAACGGGGAGTACTTATTGAGGATTGAATGGAACCAGATTACATTAGCGCTACCCTTGGAGCACTCCGCTATGTATGGCATGTGGCCCTTAGGAATCCCCGGCACATTCTGAGTATCTGGAAGTAAGTCGGCGAAACGGGTCTTTTTGATGCGGCACCCGGCGACGTAATCCTTGACGACTGGCGTGAAGCCCGTGATTGGCGTGAAGGTCAGAATCATCTTGCCGCTCCGGGTGACAAGTCGGTAGCGGAGCGTCTCAATCCAGTCCTGCGGTACGAGCTCGTCGCACCAAATCAGGTCAGGCTCGCCACCTTCGATGACCTTCTTCTCCTGCCCGTAGTTCATGAAGAAGCATTGCGAGCGGTTGGGGAGGACGAACGTAGCGTCGGTGAATCCGTTCTTCTGGGAATACTGGATGTTGGTGACCTTGGTCTTCTTGGCGTTCTTGAATTCCGGAGGCATGTACTTCCAGATGACGGCCTGTTGCATCTGGATGGAGGTCTGGGAGGTCGTGTGCAGGCACCAGATTCTGGAATTAGGCCTAGTGCAAAGCAGTTGCATCACCCTCTTGGCGGCATACTCAGTCTTGCCAGCTCGGTTCCCGCCCATGATGAGCAGTTCGTTGCCTCCCATCAGGAGGGCATCGGCATCGGCCCAGCTCTCAGGCTCGTAGCCATGCCTGTACGGGTCGGTAATCTCGGCCTGAATCTTCTCCTCGCGCCGCTTCAGGATGGAGGCCGTCTTCTCCGCTCCGATGGTCTGGGCGAGGCTGACCACCTCATCTTCCGTGGGAAGGTGGATGATGGGGTGCTTCGTGAGTCGCAACCCCGCCACGTTCACCACGTCTAGGCTCATTCCTCATCCTCCATGTTGGAGAAAGCCGCGGTCACGGCCTTGTCCCATTGCTTGAGGTTAAGGACCGGAAACGCTCCGTTGAACGTCAGCCCCCTGAATCTGAAAGGCCCGGCCGAAGTACTTGATACGGGCAACCCCATCATCGGCACCATGTTCTTCATGCTACCGATTGCCTCCTGTGCCAGCCGCGACAATTTGCCGTCTCCGTTAATTCGGCCGGAGGCCGAAACGGAATTTTTGTACGGCTTGATTGCAGACTTCGCACCGCCCCCAGAGAGGTCTCTCTGTGGCGGGATACGCTCAGTCTTCTTGGCCGCGTTGAATCTGGAAGCATAGTCCGTGTCGAAGTATTGCGTACGCATCTTCTCCAGCTCGGCGTTGTTGGCCGTGAGCTGGTCGATGTGCGTCAGCCTTCCTTCGCTGTTCCTCTCGAAGGATGATTCATAGCGGGCGTCGCCCCTAGAGCCAATCTTGACGTGAAGGTCAAGGGCCGTCGCAGGGTCCAGCATGGGGTTTCCATTGCTGGGTATGATGACGTCCTTGTCTTCGGCCATTTAGCCCACGATGCTTTCCCAGATTTCGAGAAGCTTCTCTGAGTAGCGGGCGCCGACGTAGACGCCGCCGAGGAAGGCGATGGATGCGATGATGAGGGTAATCATTTGGTCGGGTCGTACTTGGAGTGTTCGCCGGGGGCGTACTTCTCGCCGATGCGCCAAGAGGGAATCCTGTCGGAGTTGACGCGGAGAGAAGTCCTGTTGCCGTACTTGTCGGTTCTCAACTTAATCTTCCTGCCCCTAGAGACCATGTCGCCCGACGTTGCTTCCATCCTCATCTGTTCAAGGGCGGCGAACGGGATGCCCTGCTTTTTCTTAGACCAAGAGGAGCCGCCAGACTTGAACATTTTTGCGGCGGCGCCAAAAAACTTCTTGGGAATCTTCATTATCGTCCGCGAGCGGCGTTCTTCTGTTGGCGATAGTGGTTCTGCAGGGCGTCGTTGCCCCTGTGGACGCCATAGCCAGCGGCGATGGAGGCACCGGTGATGATGCCAGCGCGGCGGTTCTTGGACATGCCGCCAGTCGGGGTGACGCCCTTTGGCTTGTTGCCCGGCATCATCATCGGGTTGCGAATCATGCCTTTGCCCTTGGTGTTCATCCATTCATTGAGAGATGGAAGCTTCTTAACGCCAGAGGAGGGCTTGGGCATCTTGTCGCCGTTAGCCCAGACAGCCTTGCCGTCCTTGGTGGTCTTCGGCCTGTTGACGGGGATAGCCCAATTCTTGCCGTTCGTGCCGGGGCTTCCGACGCTCTTATTGGCCTTGATGTACTTGTCCCTGTTGGGGGCCTTGGGCTGAATGAAGTTAGCCTTGCCAGATTCGGCCATCTTGCCGTGAAAATACTTCTGTGCGGGCGTTTCATTCAGGTCATCAAGATGCAGACTGCCACGACGACCAGCGTCATAGCCAGCTCGGGCGTCCTTGACGCCGCGACGTGCGGCGGCACCAGCGGCGTTGGCCGCGTCGCGGGCACCTCGAGCACCTTTGATTACGGAGGCTTGAGCGTTGCGGGTGCCAGCGCCGAGCTTATCGACGGAGCTACCGAGGCTCTTGCCAATTTTGCTTCCTAGGCTGGTGAGATACCTCACGCCTTTGCCTACGGCCCTACCTGCTTTGTATGGATTAATACTCATTGTGTTGGGAAAAATTATTGATTGGTCTGGGATTTCTTCAGAGACCAAGAGGATTGAAGCGGAGATGCGAGCTTACGCTCGATGTAGGCACCGGCACCACGCTGTTGCTTGCGGAATTCGACTCGCGCCGAAGTAAGTCCAGCACGATTGCGAGCGGCCCAATCTTCGGACAATTCCGGGAATCCGGTCTTCGGCCTGTTTTTTTTCATGTAGGCCGTGCGGAACTTGCGTCCGACGTTGCCAATCATCTTCATCATACCCATGGCTTTTTGTTAGGCGGCGGCGGTCAGCACCGCTTGCCACCTTTCTTCTTGGCGTTCTTCTTCATTGTGAGTTGCGCTTGATAAGAGTGTTGAGGCGAAGGATTGAAGTCGGGCGATGCTCGCAGAAGTATCTGCCCCCGCGATGCTTAATCACGACAGGCATGCGCGGTTTGAACGGCCTTGAGTCGAAAA